GCCCAAAGCTTTCAATCATGCGTGCTGCGTCTGCGCCCGAGACCCCGAGACCGAGGAACCCGGTAGCGAGCTTGCCGACCGCATCTTGTGCGATGCGCCCCTGGTTGGCGATCTCGCCCATCACGCCACCAAGGCGCTCTGCATTGGCTTCGCCTGCGAGCCCCTTGATGCGGGTCAGTATTTCCTCGGTGTTTGCAAAGGCCATCACCGCACGGTCATAGATTTTGTACACGCCATAGGAGGCGAGAGCGCCCCCGATAGCGGTGACCGGGTTCATGATGAGGTTGGTGACGCTTTTGAAAATAGAAGAGGCAGCGGACTTGATTTTGGTTTCGACATGGGTGAGGAAGCTGGCGAGCTTTGACTTGGCTTGTGATTCTTTGGCGGCATCGCCACCACCCACTGGAGCTTGCCCGCCCTGGGTAAGAAGCTTCAGCGCATCCTTGCCTGATATCGCACCCGAGGCGATTCGCTTCATCACTTCCGCGGTGCTGACCGCTTTACCTTCGACCTTGGAAAGTTCCTTCGCCATTGCATCGAACGCTTTGACGCCCATGCTTTCCAGCGCCTGAATGTCTTTCAACAAGACCTTGTCCGACTCGCCGATCTTTCCGAGGATGCCTGCGAAAGCCTTCGACGCTTCGCCTGCATTCTTGGCAAACTTGCCTATACCCTTACCGAACTTGTCGAGCGTGCTGGTGATCGTGTCCGCATCGAGGCCGAGCTTCTTGAGCGAGACCGCAAAGGCGAGAGCGTCGTCTGCACCGAGCTTGGAAGTCTTGGCGAACTTATGCAAGGCGTCGCCCATGATCCCAGCGACATCTTCCTCGAAATGCTTGGAAGCCTCCGAGGTTACTGCCTCGAGGCTTCCCATGTCATCCTTGACTTTATCTAAATTCGTGATGAAGTCGGTGATCGACAGGCCCATCGAAACATTTAATGATCCGATAGTTTTTGCCATCATCGCTCCTAGGTTTTCTTAGTGCCCATCGCTTGCGCCCACGCTTTGAGCCCTGCGAAGTTGTCAGGCTTCTTGTTTTCCCCGTACCAGTCCGGGATGAAGTCTTTCACCTCGAGCACTTTCGACTCCGCACCCCGCCACACATTCGCCGTTGTGCTGCACACCTGCGCTGCATGAATGTCGGCACGGTCTGCGTCGAGTGGCTCGATCGTGGAGAAAGCCATCCACTCGGTAAGCTCCTGGGCATCCATGCCATCGAGGAGTTCACCGACTGTTTTCTTTAAGTGCCCAGCGAGACGGAATAGAAACCGCCTCCCCGGACGCTCGATTAGTTTTTTCTTGCGTCTTCAACTGCTCCGCCACTCATGCCGTTATGCTTGGCGCACGCATCGAACAAGATGCCAACAAGAGGCGCAGGCATCTCGCCCACAGCTTCGACCTCGGCATCGGTAAAGATCCGCTTGCCTTGATCATCAGCGACAGACCTCACCACCAGCTTGGCTCGGATGTTGGATAAGTTGCCCGACTTCGAGCCCGCACTGATTTCACTTTCAAGTTGATCACGCTCGCGGGAGCTAATCACTCGCAAGAATACTTTGCCGCCGAGCTCGGGGATCTCGATCTCCCCGAGCTTGTACGCACTGCCTGCACTTAATAACTTTTGCTTGTCTAAAATGAGAAACTCCTTAATCAAAAGCGTAGGTTATTTTGCCTACTGGTTTAACGCCAACAGTTGCTTTAACTGTGTTGTCGCCGGTGGCAACGCCATCGACTTGAAACTTCGTGATGATGCCATCGAAAGAGACGGTCGATGAATCGGCGAGGGTTATCACGCACGATTTGGCTGCGCCGTAATCTTCGATGTATGCGCTGATCGTGCTCAGTGCTGCGTTGCCCACACCTACGATGGCGGTCGCAGACATCTCGCCACCATCGATCATCCCGCCTGCGTATTCCTTAGCGTGATCTGGGCTAAGTAGATTGCTTATATCAACGGTGCCACGGGTCGCACTGGGTGGCGTGATGTCGGTAACACCGGTGAGGGTGGTGCCGCCGATCGTGATTGCCGTGCCTTGGGTTAAGACTGCTGCCATAATTAAGACTCCCTATAGATGATGGAAAAATCCAAAGACGAATGATAAAACACGGTGTCCGAGCCCTCAAAGAACTCGGGTTGGTCTTGCTCATCACTCACGCTAACACCGAGAATCGTGACACCCGCAGAGGTGCCGCGAAAGTTGTCCATCACGATTCGCATCTGGTTCATGATGGTTTCGACTTCCGATTGAGTTGTTGCAATAACATCACACTGCATTCGCACTTCAGGCACTTTCGTATTGCCTGCGTCGAGCGTTGCTGACCTTATGGTGCTGATGCGGTGGTAAACGATGTACGGAAGCGTGGGCTTTTGTGGCGCACGACCAGGATAGATGCGGGTTCCCACATAACCAGACATCGTAGCGTCGTCGATTAGTCGGGCTCGAAGGGCTTTAGAAGCACTCATGCCGCCCCCCTGTCTACCGCTTCGCCTAGTATCGCTGCGATTATGTTGAGCGCTTGGTCTTTGGTTTCGTCCCACGCTGGTCGAAGGTATGGCTTGGGTCTACCACCGGGATGCAATTTGCCATCGGCTTTATAGTCTTTGTCTTTGCGTGTCAGAAGCATTTCATTGGTCACATCGCCTGCACCCGTTGGATGTGCTGCGGTTCCATATTCAACGAAGTGCGCGTACTTGGTCGGGATGTGTTCGAGCTTTCCGATCTTTACCCCTGCCCGTCGCCTCGGCCCGATGACAGCGTAGGCATATTGCTCTGACTTTTTGAGCACTACCTTTTCCCTGATGTCTAGGGCGTTTTGTAACACCCGATGTTTTATTGAGACTTTTCGGATTGCTGCTGCAACTACTAGTTTACCTGCTGCTTGCAATGCGTTTTTCAATCCTTCTCGCTTCACCTTGGTGTCGATGTGTTCCATGAGTGTGAGCAAACCTTTAAGCGAGGAAGAGTCGATTCTGATTTCTGCTCTGGGCATTAGTTCCCCCTTTCGATCGCATCGATCTCGAGCTCCCATGAGCCCTCATCGATGTTTCTGATGCTCACGATCTCAAGTGTGCGACTTCCCATTGAGATGCGATCGCCGTGAAGGATGTCTGCCTTGAATCGAATGCGGACACGGTGCGAGATGGAAGCCTGCCTTGCCATGCCCTGCTCTTGCTCCCTGCCTGAGAGCGGGCGAACACTCGCCCAGGTCGTGTAGTAGGTATTCCATGAGCGGGTCACCTGACCGTAATCATCCACGGTAGTGGATTCATCCCGCTGAAAGCTTATTCTCTGGGTTAGTTCGCCAGCTTTTAGCATTAGTTGACAATGCCTCGACTAAACATTTTAACGATGTTATCGACGGCGTAGGGCACTTCGTAGCCCTGCGCTTCTCCTACGGTCTCGCGCTGGTTGTACCAGTGGCCGACGAGCATCTTGATCGCTTGCTTTAATATCGCTGGCACCGCTGCTGCGTTGCCGCAGCCTGCGACATAAGTCACCACGATGGAGTTGTAGTCATCGAGGTAGTCGGGCCAAGTCTCATCGTAGGCGGGCATGACACGACCGGGGTTCGAGGTTATGTCAACCTGATAAAGTTCGTTGTTCCATGTCTGGAGCTCGCCATCGAGATCGTAGTATTGGATTGAGCTCACCGATTGCACTGGGCCTTCGAGGTAGAGGATGCCAGAGTCGGGGAAGTCATCTATCGAAAGCGCAAGAGTCTGCGTCACCATTTTGTGGCTAGCCATCTGCTCGAGCTGCTGTCGTGCTGCGGTGATCAGCGTATTAATTAGAGCGTCATCGTCGTTGCCATCGATGCGACTGTGCAGTTTCATTTCTGCAAGGGTGATCGGTTCGGTCGCTGGAGGAGTGACAACTGTCAACATTAGCGTTTCTCTTTTTGTTTTTTCGAGGTTGCCTTCTCAGCCTTGATTTGTCGGGTTTCCGAGACCGGAGGAACGAGCGCTTCTTCAGCGCTCGCCCAACCGAGTCGGATGCAATTAGCCGCTTCATCGAGCGGGAGGTCGTACACCAGATTTGCATCATAGGTGAACGACAGGCCCGCCACGGAAGTATGAAATTTAATTTTCATTAGCTAGCTGCCATTACCATATGCTTGATTGGATCAGTGCCAGCGTCGAGGATTCTTCCGTCGTGACGGGAGAAGCCAACAAAGCCAACTTGGTGATAGTCGGCATATCTTTCCTCAAGGCGCAAGAGTGTGAAGTCCTGCACATCTCGGATGATATACTTGGAGAAATCACCGTAGTAGATAGCCTTGGCGCCAGCCGCAACTGTTGCCACATCCTGGTTGATCACGACAGGAACCCCGAACAAAGTACCAGGGGAAGTCGCAGAAAGGTCGTTCATGAAGATCGGCCTGTTCTGATCATCCACAAGTTTTCGCACAAGCTTAAAGGTCGAGTCGTGCATCATGAACTTGGCGTTCGCACGATAAGCTGGATCGAGCGAATGCTGAAGATCAAGCAACTCAGCGAAGGTGATCGCGTCAACAGCGGCAGCAGTTTTACCTGCACCGGATGCCGAGATCCCCTGTGGTTTTGAGGAATTGTCACCAGTGGTTGCGTGAGTATTAAAGATCCTTGCGATCCTCTCACCCAAAGCGCCGCCGATGAAAGATTCCAAATCAATCGCAGAGTCTTGCAAGAGTTCAGACGAAACTCGGATGAGCTTGCTGGAGTACTTGTAAGCCTTCAAAGTGATCTGAGCGAAGGTGATATCTTGCTCAGACACTTGAGTATTTTCTGCAAGGATCGCACCAACATTACTGTGATCGCTCACGGTAGGAATTGGTAGATCATTGCCTTCTGCGGTTCGTAAGATGGTTGCGACTTCTCGCATCCCACCGAAAGCCAGCAAAGAAGCTTCGAGCTGATTGATGAAACCTTGGGGAACGGTGTAACCACCAGCGGAACCGGTCAAGGATTGCGCACGGGCTTCGGCTTGTGACTTAGGGGCTTTAGCGTTGAGCTTAAAGCTCAAGCGATTGTTCCCAAGTTCTAGGCCAGAGCGCTGTGCAGCGTTTCTCTGCTCATTGGAGGCACCGTTTACGCTATGAAATCCGAGCCATCCTCGAAGGGCCAATGCTCTGTCTGAAGTTGACTGACGATCGCCAAAATCGCGCACAAACGCAGGCGCTTCGATCGGTGAAGACCTTCGTGCTGCGGGTCTTTTTGAAGAGGCTTCGAGCGCAGAAAGTTTATTACTGCGAGCGGAAGCGGCTTCTTCGGGTGCTGCTTCTTCTGCTGGAGCTGCGCCACCTTCAATCTCAGTTATGCGGGCTTCGTGTTCATCAACCTGAGAAACCAAGGCTTCAAAAGCGGTAGCTTCTTCGGGGGTCAGTTCTCGCTTTTCGGTGGTGCCTTGAGCGTGTATGGCTCTGGCTTCGGCAAGTTTTGCGGTGCGCTGGTTGCGCAAGGTTTCGATTTCGGTCATTGGATTTCTTCCTAATATGGCTTATTAGGACTCGTGCATCTGCTCCGGTGAGAAGCATAAAAAAACGCACAGGCCCCTAGTTCGGGAAACTGTGCGTAAAGACTGCACTGATTTCGATAATCGATTAAACCACGGATCTGCGATCCGTCAACAATCGTGCCAAAAAAAAAGGCCCGCCGTTGAAGGCGAGCCTAGGGAGTTAAACTTTGCGGGGTCGTCCGGGTGGACGGCGCTCCAAGGTTGGAAGGTCTGCTGGATCGATCAGGTAGTCACGCCCGATGCGTTGGGCCCGGAGCTTCCCCGAGGCGATCAACGCCTGCACCCGCCTCGGAGTGACCCCGAGGAGGGCAGCGGCTTTGGATACTGTGATCAGATTAGTCATTGGTGATTTCCCAATTGTATTTAACTTCGTATTCATTCGAGAACGAACCTTCGGTTTCACCCTCTGAGATTTCTTCAGAAATAGCTTCGTAGATTTCTTCGTGGTTATCGGTGCCGAAATCCAAAGGACAGTCAACAATACTTTTGTTCTCTAGTACTCGTCCAGCACCAGCCCAGACTGCAATGCCGTTCTCATGCGTGAAAAACTCGATCTTTTTAAAGGGCTCGTAAATCAATTCGGTTTTAGGGTGCCGCACATTTTCAGTCTTGTAAACGGAAAGCTCAAGTTCATGGGCTTTAGTTTTCGCAAACTCCACTGCCTCGTCGTACTCATCAAAAACTTTTAGCGTTTGAGTGTGGTCGGTTCGCCCGTCTTCGGCTAACTCGTCATGGCTGACGATCCACTTTACATCATCTGTGTCAGTAGTGTCATCCAGCCATACGGATAAAACCTTTTTAATCTTAGTCATCTCTATCTCCTTTTTAGCCCCATGCTCCCGATCACTCGTCGGTTGCCATGTGGTAAGTATATAGTATTGTTCGCTGTGGCGAACTATTTATTATAGATAATTAGGAAGTATTTTTAAAATAGTTTGAAACCGCTAGATTTAAGGGCTTTTATAGGGTGGAGGAATTCCCCCACCCCCTAAAGATGTCAGAAAAACAGGTGCGTTTTTCTTACCGATCGCCCCTTAACCTGAGTTCGCGGATGCGTTGCGCTGATCGGATGGCGTCCTGGGTGTAGATCGATAAGGAGCGAACTGCCACCGAGGTGTCCGGGTAGGCGGGATAAGTTACCACACTCACATCGTGGAGCTCGACCGCCAAGAGGGAGCGCACCCGCTTGCCATCAACCAAGTCCCAAGCGTCTTCACTAGTCGTAAAGGCGAAGCTCATCTGCGAGACATCACCTCTCGCCATGACCGCCATCAAGTCGGCGGCATACTGGGTATCGGGCGGGTCGATGGTAACCTTCAGCCCTGTCGCATCGCTCTCGAGTCTTAGCGTGCCCGAGACGGTACGCCCGAGTATGAGACTAGGATTATGATCGATGAGTGCTCTCACATCGGGGTTGCTGTCAAGGGAGCGGGTGAATGCACCAGGGCGAACGAACTCTCGAAAGCCGCCAAGGTCTTCTGAGGAAAGATCGTATTTCGCTGCGTAGCCGATGATCTTCTGCGCTGCGACATCGACTCTGAGCTCGGTGCTGAACCTTCGTT